GGATGTGGAGATGAGGATCCTCCTTGGCGACTTTGGAGCCAAGGTGGCGAAGGCTGCCCGGAACCGATTTGTTTGTTTATCAAACTCATTGTTCCAGCTCAGCAATGGCACCCTGATTGCTCAGGGATTGCCGGGACTGATGAAGTCGGGATCCTACTGCACGTCTAGCTCCAACTCCCGTATCCGGTGCCTGATGGCCAAGTTAATTGGCTCTCAATGGTGCATGGCTATGGGAGATGATTCAGTTGAAGGATGGGTAGATGGCGCTAAGGAGAAGTACTTTGCACTGGGCCATACGTGCAAAGATTACATCGCCTGTGAGACCTCGATTAGTGAGACAGGGCCAAAGTTGGAGAAATTCAACTTCTGTTCACACGAAATTGGGGAAACTCATTGCTATCTAACCAATTGGGAGAAGGCCCTCTTCCGATTCCTTCACTCTCAGAACCCACAATTGAGAGAACTGGAGATGGAGCTCTCGGGATCACCCAAGTGGCCAGCTATCCACAGGTATCTTCGTCGGGTGGGCCTGGCGCCCGACAAAACAAATGGCCAAGAACGGACCTCGCCGGAAGAAGGCGAGGAATGGAAAGAAGAATCCTTCTTCGAGTACAACCACCCGCGGTTCAGCTCCGGCCGCGGCTGGGTCTCAGATCTCATATAGAGGTCCGATGCTCAGAACTCTGCGGAGCAATGACACCGTGGTCTGGAATTCTGGATCGTTGGTTGTGGTCCAGTCATCCGCGACAGCTGGAGCGGAGGTGACAGGGACGGTGAACTTCAATGTGAGGAACGCCACCCAGTTGCCATGGCTGGCGACAATTGGGCCTGCATACTCAAAGTACCGTGTGCTCATGGCAAAGTTCACATGGGAACCTGTGGTAGGAACTAGCACTAACGGAGAAATCTGTATGGCGCTACTGTACGATCAAGCTGACCCCACTGCCGGAAGTCTGTCGATCTCACGATTGATGCAGACTAGCCATAGCGAATGGCAGCCAATTTGGAAGCCATCCGTTAGGCCCGTACTGGTGGATGTCGGCAAGATGTCGCTCAAGTGGTACTTGAGCGGTGCCACAGCCGGTGCTGCTGCCGGGAACCAGCAGACCCCGTTCGCGCTTGCTTACGCGGCGCAAGCACAACCAACGTCCACAAATCTGGGACGAATCATGGTGGAATACATCGTGGAGTTTACAGAGCCCATTGACCCTACGGTCAATGCCTAGACTTGGTCTCGCCTAGCTGAGGCGTTAAACCAGCCGTCAGACCTGGACGTTAAAGAGGTGGACTGGGAAGTCGTTAAACATCGATGGAGACAACGGCGGCCACTAGGCCACCTTTGGATCCATGATGGAGATGACAGCGGCCATTCGGCCACTCTCATCTCCCTTGAGGCCCTGCTCGGCCTCATTAAACAAAATGGCGGCTGCTTGTCCACAAAGTGCGCTTGGGGTGGTGCGCTCTCTAGGAACCCTACTTGGCGTCAGGGAGGCAAGGTCCTCGCTGGGGTCCAAG